CAATTTCGTTAGAGCAAACAATGACCCAATTAATGGTACGATTATCAACCGTTCTTAAGAACTGCCAAGTTTGGTCAGTAGTAATTCCAACGTATGGTCTGATGCCTCGGCTCTTTATAATCGCATCAACTCTTGCGTCAGTATCTTGAGTTAAAGTGTCAACTTCGTCTTGGTCGAAAGTATTCAATAAACCATTTAAGCCGTTCATTGCATTGCGGGGTAGGGCAGCACTTTCGCCAATTGCTACTGCGGCTTCCTTACCAGCTCTAGCACATGCAATATTTTGAACTGTTGAAGAATTGTCCCAAGCGTTGCCAACTATTGTCAGAAGACGATTCGAATACCCAGATGCTAAATCCAATAATTGATCCACGGATAAGTTTGGAGCAGCAGCCACGAAACACTGGCATGGATGGAACTTATTAGCCATTTCAGATGCCCAGCCGTCTAATACCGGTATTAAATCATGAGTACCAATGTCAACTTCATATTCTGTGATACAAGCGCATTGAGGAGCACCTATTAGTTCTGCGGCGGCGTTTCCACCGACCCATAACGCATCTTCCCAGTCATCGGTTGTAATTGTTGATCCGTCTAGTCCACCTGTTAAAATGTGCGTGGTGGCAGCATCAATTTTTGGTAAGTGAGTTTCGCCAGATACCGCTTCAGCTTCCACGAAACCTGAAGAATTGAGACGAGCAACCAGTTTAACCAAGGATGAAATATTATCATAGGTGTAAGTCGATTCATTGTCAGAAAGGACAATCTTGACAGTATAATATTTTAAGCTATATGTAATCAAGGAAGTTGCGGCTACCGCAGTTCCAAAAGTCAAACTTCCGTTGACAGTATCAACATATACTTGATCTGCGGAAGGTGGAGCAGTATAAGTAATTGTCTTAGCGACTCCGGCAACTTTCACCCAATTTGCAGAGCTCTGATATAAAGCAATATTATCCGTGTAATACGGACCTACTGTTCCATCACCTGGAATGCCGTACTGGGAAAATTCTGTGGCTTTATAACTGCCTTGAAGCACCTTGGCGGTAATTGCATTGCCCCAAATTCCGGGAGAATACGCGCCAATAGTTACGACATCGTTTGGAGAAGATAAGCCGTCTGTTAATGTTTTTGTTGCAGTCGCATGACTAGTACCTAATACCCTGACAGCATAGACAACAGGAGCGCCTTGCGCAAATATAATTTCAATAGCGTCTTTTAAGCCACCAGAATAGAAATAATGGCTAGCCTCTGTAGATGACGTCATTACAACGCATTCGTCAACGGGACCTCTTACAGCCCTACCAACTACGAGTACAGTGCCTTTTCCTACAATAACAGGAACTGGACCAACTGTCTCTAACTTAATAATCAGTCTTACGAACTGATTTGGATTTCCATATTCAACCATAAATTAATAACTCCATAAAAAGGTGTTTAGACTGTTATCAGGGTGGTTTTGACATTATAACCATCCTTAAAATATTTCTGATAGACGTCTTTAGAGATCTTCCCATCTCGATAAGCGGAATAGACACTCATCCGACGTTCTTCAGGAGGTTCTTCAATTAATTTTGATTTCATGAATAGTACCTACTAAATTATAATCAAATAATAGAAACGATTTAATATTTTACGACTAATGTTATAAGAGCAAAAAGTACTTATAATAAATCAAATAAAAGTACTTTAGGTGATTTAAATGTCTAATATTCATTTAGACGATTTATCAAATAACGAGTTAAAATCATTAGGACATACAGAAAAAGAAATTCAGAAAATTAGAAAAGAAGCTATGTTATTAAGAAACTTCCAGATTGATAGATATATGGATGAGAGTGAATATTAATGTCTATATTAAAGTATCTACCAAAGGACCCAATTGAAGATCTTATATTTGGTCTATCGTGTGTTGCCTGCGCCTCCGGAATGTTCGTAATGAAAGAAATGTCTACATTTATATTATGGGATATATTGTACGGATTATTTGGAACGTTGATCGTATTTTATGCAACGTATTTTATATATCACATGACACAGTGGCATAAAGACACTTTCGGAAGTGAGTAACCAAAACTTTTATATTCTCATATAACTACTAAGTACTATGAAAGAATCGTTTGAGAAATTAGGATTGGTTGCCTTGCAACTAATCAGAGAAGAATTCCAAGAAGATCCGAAAGATGACCAAATGCTATTCGTATTATATAAAACAAAGCCTGATACGAGCTTAGTCGAGGTTGTAAATGTAAAGACTTCCGATAATACATTTAAAGAATTCTATAAATACAAGGACTTTAGATACAACGGAGTTCCAGTAATCACATTACGGGTTTCGAACACAGAATTCGAATACTACCTACGATTACTTTAATTTTTTGAGGTTAAATGACAAAAGGACGATTAAGTATTCGAGAAGAACAAATCCTTGGAAATATAAAATCGGAAAAGTTCACTACTAAGGAAATCGGAGCCCGTTGTAGTGAATTAATCCGATTGGAAAATCGTGGACTCGTCAAACGCAGCGGAATGACTGGTCCTAGAAACAGAACAACAATTTGGCAGAAGGTGATTTAAATGTCTGAACTAACTGATAAAATGTTCCAAAATTTTTGGTCTGGTCAAAATAGAGAACAAAATACTAGTATTGAAAAGAAGACCACAATCACTCGACAAGAACTCTACGAAAAACTAAAAAGAATAGAAAATAGAAATAATAAAAATATTTAATAATACTTTTTTATTCATTTATTAATATAATATCGCAACTAATTCCTTTCGTTGGACTAGCACCTTGCAAAATCAAGTCACAAACCAAGTTAGAATACCATCCTCTAACACATATGGACATTTCGTACCACGGAGGATGTACATCTGTCAACGTATCCATCCAACTAATTGGTTCGTCTGCTGGGAAGCCAAAATCGTATTGGATAGCATGGATGTTTGGTGTCTCATCTAGTACTGAGAAGCAATATTCTATTTTGAAATCGTAGACCGCAGGATAAATCCAATGTTGGTCGGATGCCTTGGCTTGAAATGGTGGTAAATAATTGACGTGTCCGGAACCAGGCACTACCTTCATGAAGTCTGTTGGCCAATATAATCCGAGCCTCAATAACTCAATTTCAGTTTGTAAATCATAAAGCATTTGGTCAAGAATTTCTGGGGTGTCTTGGTCTGTTCCAGCTAGTAGGCTTTCAGCTAAAAGCGTTACACTAACAGATGCTTGTTGATGCTGGCCTATCCATTCACGAGCGTCGCCATTATCACCTAAATAGTCTTTGTAAATCGGACCATGAGTGGTTGGTCGCATTCTAACGCCCTCAGAAATAATATTAAGTCTCATCGATGGAAATGTAAAGTCATCATTTTCTAATCGATCTTTCCGAAGTTTTTTAACAACAAGATCTGCAAGATCGGTTGGAATTGCCTCAAGTAATCTTGCCCTTTGTGTTATCGAAAGCATTACGGCACCACCCTTTGTGCTCGGCTATCATAAGGCTTATACGGTAAATCCAAGTACTCGATATCAAGTAACTGCGGAGTATAACGTTCTATTGATACAGTAATTTCTTCCAAGTGGTCATCAATTAATCGAATGTCAGCACTGTACGTTTTTTCAGGTGTATCAAATAAACAGACATCATAGTAAGATAATTTTGTTAATGTCTTCTTATTAAGGATATCAGGTGTTATCGAAACAGGAACCCTTTCAGCGATTGCAACATAACTATCCATTGATTCCGTAAAGGATTTTTGAAGCATTTGACTGACTAAATGGGTTTTAGTAACGGTCTTTTTCAAAAGAACATCATCTAGCAATGATTTTAAAATAGTTTTTTTATTTAAAACATCGTTATCATATGTCTTGTATTTAGTGACTAAAGTACTATATAACATAGCTAATGGATTAGTTTTTCTAAATGATATTAATAAGTCTTGATCCCAAGAAAGACCTCGAACCGTTTTATTTAAGTCTATTATCCATTTACCAGAATTGTGGCACGGAACACCAGACCAAACATACTTAGCAATATATTCTTCATCAAATACTTGCTGCCCTACTGGAGAATAAATTTCATCCAAGGGATCTCCTTCGTAGACTGTAACTGTAGACGTGTTAACATTTATCCAATTAAATCCGTTAATAGATGTTTTAAATATTGGAGTTCCGTCAGAATTAAAGTCACTTATAGTAGCAAGAAAATCAGTAGTTGATGTACCTACTTTTAAAACACTATAAGTATTTATTTTACCAATTTCTTCACCGTGATAGTTTAAGTCAAATAAAGTATTCCAAGTATTTAAATAACCACCATCATTATTAACAATATAACGCACTTTACCAGTATTTTGTATAAGTACTCTAGCAACTACGGTAAAATCATCGGGTTGTAAACCAGTATAGTCTACGATAGATAATTGTAAAATACGTATATTGTTTCTTGGTAATGTCCACACAATACCAAATGCAGCAAATGTAGGATCACCTGCCCAGCCCCACGGCATGGTCCAAGTACTGCCTAAATTATCTGATACTAATAAATAAGGTCCGCAACTTGCTACGACTCTAGAACCGTAACCACAAAGAGCTGGACTCGAATATCCGGTAAATGTTGTACGTTCAGAACCTCCGTGAAAACCTACCCAGGATATATTATGACAGTCTAAAACTTTTGACCAGGTTTCTGCCAAGTCATACGATCGCCAGATATAATTACCGTCATGGGCAAATAAAACATCATCATCAATGTTAATTACGGTCTTGCAACCTGGTGCGAAACTTGATATTTCACTCCACGTATAGCCGGAATCTTGCCAAGATTCGATCCAACCAGCTGAAGTGCTACCTATTACCCAACCAAAATCAATTAACGTTAGGGTATAAATAATGTTAGCAGTATTATAAACTTGGACCCAGGACTTTCCCATATTTTTGGTACGGTAAATCGAATACGTACCATTAGACATTTTACAAATACATACATGATACTGGCCATAAACGTGAACCGGTTGCTGTATTTCATCTATTGCTCCGGGAAATGGTTCAGACTTCCACCAATCCTGGAAATTAGTAGTGTCAAAAGTCCCTAATAGAAAGTTTTTACCTTCAACTACTGATAAAACAACTGGTTGCATATTCAGGCTCCCACTAAGGTCATTCGCATTGCTGCACGTTTTGGAAACGTTCTTTTATTTAAAATGTCTATATCTAACGACTTAGCAAATAACATGCTCAGGATGTCAAATTCAACAGAAGCTAACTTTTGAAACACTAAATTGGATTCAGTTCTATAAAATCGTCGTTTGGTTATTTTTGATATTTGGTCCATTGTCCAAGTTTCGGTTAAGTCATTTTTGCTAAAGTATCCATCAACCATATATTGACTTAATATATTTAATTTTGACATAATAATATCGGATGGTAGTGTCTTTAATATGTGGCCAAATAGTCCGATTAACATAGTATAACTCTTTGCAAAAGCATTTCGTAAGTTGGCACTTACTAAATAATCTTTATTGAAATATTTTTCTGTTAAAATATCCATATCATAGCCAATGGTGTATTTAAAAATATTAATTAGATCGAATTCGTATGTTGCATCATTATTTCTGCGTCGCAATCCGTAATACATATTAAATGGTAGCCATATCGGACCATTCATTATAATGTCAGTAGTATAATCGACAAGGGGTAACATTAAATCGTATGAAACTCCAGCAGCTAACATTTGGGGAATTAAAATATCTAGTGTAGTCTTTTTGGCAATTGCTATTCGTGTGTAATCATCAGTATTAAAAGATATTCTAACGCACGACGGATATTGGGTATCTACGTCGGATGCATCTTCTTCACCAATAACATTATCAATGATCGATTCACAATTGGCTTTAGTGCCTGAACTATTTAGAATTTTTGTTCGAGTCTTTAGACGGTCACGATATTGAGTATCGTCTTCTGAAACCAAACGTGGCAGGTCGTATATCTGACCCCATGCATTATCTAAGTCGTCGTCTTGTGCATATTCTAATTTAAGGGCATTTGCCATCGTATCCATTTGACGCCAAACTGCATCTAAAATTTCAGCATATGACCATACTAGAGCACTAATAACGGTCGTTGACGGTATCGTGGATTCGTAGGACGGTCGTAACACTAAGTCAAAATCTGCAACAGTTAACGTCTTTAGAATGCCAGTATTGATTTGGAACGTTTTGGATAAGTCTGATCGACCAATTCCTATAAGGCCTTCATACGTTTTTGGAACTAATTTCTTTAAAAGAACATCATGATTTCTATTAAGGGTATATCGGATTGCACCGCCTTCAAGTGGTTCTGATCCAGTAAAGATCACCCACATATCCATGTCGTAGGTCTTTGATAGTACCGAAAATGAGTCTCCAATTCCTGGAAGTTCTCCTATGGGGGTTTCTCCGATTAGCATTATTCACGTCCTGTATTAAAAAATTTTTATAAAGATTCGACGTCTATTTTATCTTTTCTAATAATTATCTTGAATTTGCCTACGAATTCTATAACATAATCTGTATTTTCTATAATGTCTTGAATCCTTTCAAGATAAACGGTCCTATTTAAGCCATACGGAATTTCGCAGTATGGACAGTTGGTTTCACCGCGATTATTACGTTTGACGAGATTATTGTCTATGTTGCTTCGACCGCATCTTTTGCAAGTCCATTCATCTTTCTGGCCGCACTTAGGACATTCTGCCCATTTCGAGCTATCAATGTGCTTCCATTGGGCTCCACACGTCTTACAATAAAAGTGATTAGTTAATTGGATTTCGTTGTCCCAATAGGCTTTAACGTTATCGGACGGTAGGACATTAAAATTCCAAGTCGGTAATGGTACCGCACAACCTGGAATTCCTTTGGATTGCATGGCTGCGGCAACTTCTTCGCTAAAAGGTGCTATAACCAATTTATGTATCTTAATGTTTTCGGTATGTGTCCAAAATTGTTGTGTGCCATCAGACGTAAATTGCGGTATAAAGTGTTCGCATCCGTCCTCATCTTTATAGATCTTGATCCACTGATATTCAATGATCGCGGACATTATCTACTGAACCTTCCCGAAATTCTTGTAGCCAATTAAGTGCTTTGCATATGTCTGCCATTGGATATTTCAAATCTTTGATGGCCTTACTAACTGCATAATCATAGAAGTACTGGTTTTCAGGTATCATCCTGGATATCTTTTCTTCTGAAATTTGCCAAGGTTCGTTTGAATTGGTAAAATAGTAACGGACTGTTGAACTTAGGTCTAGTTCAGGTATAATAAATTCTTGACGACAGAATACACAATCTTTATAGATTCGAAGTATCTTCGGACAATCTACGGTATTAAAAGCCCTGACATATACGTCAAAGTGAATTTGATCTTTATAAAGTTCTTCTAATAAGTCTCGACGTATTTTGTCATTAATATATAGGGTTACTATTTCTAGGAGGCCGCAAAATTCGTCTTCGATTTGGTCTACTAAAAACTTTCGAACTGGTAGTAAGTAGCCTACTTCGGCTTCTGGAACTGCCACGATATCTTTATTATTGTTAGTTAGAAATTCTGGCACTATCTGGATTTTAATATCAGACGGCGACAATGTTACTATTTTGTTTTGTGTCATATTTTCTTTTATTCTCCTTGATTGTATTATATTCTTCTTTAGTATAATAAGATCTTCCGTTATATATTTCTAATATTATTCGGTGGATCATAGCTTCCCAATTTTCTCTATCAAAGTTGGTCTTGCTATGACATCTATGACATAATGCTGCAAATTGAACTGGCTTACCATCACAACAAGCTTGCTTATTATATTCTACGTGATGTACGGATAACGCTTTTCCGTTTTCTGATTCTGATTTACCACATGTAACGCATTGAAAGTTAAAGTATGCTCGGACACGTTCTTTTAAGTCGTGGTTAAACTTTGGACAATATGGCTCAAAAGAAATACCACCTTTCCAATTATAATTTTTATTACCTAATTTACAAATACTTAACTTTTCTTTCACATCAGGATTTTCTTCGTAAAATTCTTTTAGTGATTTACTCTGTCGAGCAATTTGATCTTCGGAAAGTTTAACGCCAAATCTTGGATTTCCGGAGCCTGACATTCTTTCCGAAAGTTTTTGGCGTGTTTCAATTGTTGTAATATGACCAGAATTAGTTTCGGATAGTTTTTGACGGGTTTCTTTGGAATGATGTTTACCAAATAATGGATGTCGATCTCCGGAAATTGTTTCTGATTGAGACCTTATTGGTATTCCAAACTTATGCAGGAAATTTGATACCGTTTCTTGTTGGCATCCTAATTCTTTTCCTATTGTTGAAGCTGATTTAAATTGATTAATATATTGATCGTATAACCAATTATAATTATTTAATTTATTAAATACGTCAGGTGATAAGATACGTTCAGCACCGCACTTTAAATGAATATTATGCTTTTTAAGCCAATGCTGAATTGTGGATGCTCCACACCCGATTTCTTGTGCAATTTGATATGTTGATTTATTATTGGTTACGTATTGTTCATATAGCCATTCTTTGTCTTGACATTTTGTATTCTTTTCTGTCATACGAACTAATAGTAAAATTAACTAGTATATAAAGCTTTTGGTTGAATATATTTCTTACTAAATCTTAATAAAATCAACTTTAAGTTAAATATACTAATTACAATTTTACTATTATGCAGTATGTTATAATTTAAAACAAACGTTTAGTTAATTTATATCTCATCATATCTGAACGTGAGAGTTTCTGCCGCCTTATCTCCTTGCGTTGCGTCAGTAGCTATCTTAACTTGGGTTACGACCAAATTACTGACATCCGCGGACGTATAAGCCGTGCTGTCTATTAGAAGTGTCGAACCACTTACATAAGTATCTGCATCCACCGGCACCGCATGATTACTGGTTCCGGACTTATAATAAGTATGACCATTCGTTACGTTGTCGATATCGTAACCGGTCGTGCCGGTAGTTCCTGCGGCTTGATCATAAGATGCAACTGGACAGCCATTATCGCCGGTAGACTTTACACCGACAAATAATCCGCCATTTGTACCTAAGGCCCAGTTTGTTCGAACTGATCCGGACGTATACCAACGAATATTACTGATCTGGGTAAAGTCTCCAGAAAAGGCAATATTATGGCTCTTCCAGAAGGAATAATTGAAGTCTGCTGTCGGTACGACGCAAGGATTACTGAGTCCTGGATTGTATGAATCCATTGTGCAGTATCGGCCTTGCGTAATTACTGTAGCGGTTGGACCGCTACCATTATACTCGTTCACATTTACTGTGGCAACCATTTCTGTAAACCTCTTAATATATTAATAATTTTATATAATTAAATAACTTCACTTATTTTAGAACCTATTGAATTTATTTTAATAGGTATATTATTTTCTAAATCTTTCTCTAACATTTTTATATGATCATTAAAAATCAGTTTTAAATTTTTATCCGGATAATATGATTCAAAAGTTGTTATTTTTTCTATGCTAGAATCATTTAAATAACCCTTAACTTCCCAAAATATCGTATCATTTATTAGAAAATCTGGTATGTAAAATTTATTACCCATTTCAAAATAATAAGGTTCGTATTCCCATTCCACATTTAATGTATCCAATATATGAGCTATTCTTACTTCATAGGACGAACGTAACCATATCATTTCGCCATTTAATCGTTGATACCATTCTCCTCTACCAACCGGATGATCGCAAACTCCTTGCGCTATATGCAAATTATGTTCTTTGGTATGAGGTCCTGTTGCCAATCCTTTATTCCAAGCAACTGTACCTTTTTTAGAATATGATATTTGTTGTTTGGCTTCTTCGGTATGATGATATCCTTTGAAAGTACTTGGTTTCCCTTTATGAGCAATAGAAAGTTTTTTCTTTTGTTCATCAGACATTGGTTTACCAAAGTTTGGATGAAGTTCTCCTTTTCGTCCGGTCATTGGATTATGAAATTTCCGGATTTCTTTCATTTTAAGGGATATTTTGAGTTTAGCTTCTTCTGTTTGTTTTGAACCTTTCTTTATGAAAGATTCCTCCTACTTTCATTTACTTAATTTATCTTTGGATATATCTGCCAGTCTATCTACTATTTCTGGCATTAATTCATTATCAAATATTTCATCATAAGTTGATCGTATAAACGACCTGCATGGAATTCCGGCTTCTTCTCGACCATATTCATGCGAAACAGCGTATTCTGCTACGTCTTCTTCGAAAATGCCGGCCCAAATTTGAAGTAATTCTGGAATACTATCATCAATGGTATGACTAACACTTGCTAACATTTGGCCGCTGTCAATTAAAGTATGAGATGAACCTTTTCGTTTGATAGTGGCTTCTTTGAGAGGCGGAGGAACATTACTTAGGATCTTTAACCTTATGGCATTCTCGATCTTCATGCCAATGTCGTTGGAAAGTTCTAATAATGTTTCAGGCATTTATGTTACCACGCATTTAGTCCGATGATTTGTGGTCCGACACTAACATCTGCATATAAAGTATTTAATAATCTAGCAGCAATAATATATTTACTAGCAGGTATATGGGTTGCTGATCCTAATGTTCCGGAAATTGCATGCGAATGAATGACAAGATTACATATAGCATCCTCTCCTGCAACTCCTCTTCCATATCCGGTATTATTATAAGAACTAGTATTTCCTGAAAATGTTTGAGTATG